CCTTTGCTATTTTCTTACATATTTTATTTAACTCCTTAAAGTTATCTGTAATCCATAAATTAAGCAAAACATAGTATATTATATTTTTATCCAGCAGTGTTTCCAACTAATATCTTTCTATGGAAATACTTGTTATTTTCATCCCAATGTGATACTAATGAGGTTAAATATCCTCTCTGGCTTAATTTAATAACTTTATCTCTAACTGTAATAACAGATACATTTAATGTATTACCAATTTGACTATTGGTTAGTGTTGAATAGTTTTTACCATTTGTGTTGATGTCCTCAACAATCATATTGTAAATCTTTTTGTCTACTGGATTTTTAATCATACTCTTAATATAAATATTAGTATAGTTATGTAAAGTGTTTAATAAGTAATATATTTTTCTATCAATTTATTTTTTAATCTTGTTAGTATATCTATTGTTTCATAACACTCATTAAATAACTCATAGTCAATAATATCATCTAACATATCAATATACCTTTGATAGTTGAAATGATTGCTATTTAATATTATTATTACTATGTTGAATAAGATACTTGTTATTTCATCCTTCTGTATTTGTGTTAAAGTCCAGTATTCATCAATTTGAATATTATATCTATCTTCTAATAAAACCTCTAAATTAAAGTCTAGTATCATTACTATTATATATTATTTGCTTGCTGGTGCTTTTAATCCCTTGAAGATTTAGGTAAGTAATAAGTCCGCTAGATGCTAGTGCTGCTAGAGACACTTAAAACATCTAACTTTATTACTTTCCTCTCTTGAATCTTTGAGGTTGTAGGGTTATAAGTCCGTTGAATTACCTACAAGTAAGCATTACCATTTCAGGTGATACAATAGTAAATATATTCCACTATACAAAAAGATAAATGTTTTTTCTTAATTTTAATTGTATTTATTGTTATGGATAAAAAATTATGTAAAAAATGCTTTATGGAAAAATCAGTTTCCAACTATTACAAATCTCAAACATCAAAAGATAAACTCATGTCTCATTGTAAAATCTGCCATCATCAAAAAACAAAGAAAATTAAACCATCAAAAACAACCGATGATTCCTCATCAAATATGTATAGGCTATACCGAACTACCAAAGAGGATTATGCGTTGATGTATGATATGTTAAAATTGATTGGATATGATATTTCCAACGGAGATATACACCAACAATTTATAAATAAGGCAAATGATAAGTTTGAGTTTAACTTAAAGTACAAAAAAAGGGGAACAAATAATATGAACGCATATCTACCTGATGGTTCACTCAATACTGATAACAAAAAGAATATGAGAAATATTGAGGCACAAAATAACAAAAAAAACCCCACCGATTAAAGTGGGGCTATTTCTATAATTTGGACACATTACATGTTTGGTATGTTGTTGATGTGTTCATCAACCTTTGAGATTGCATCCTCCATAAATTGTTTGGAGTATCCCTTGTAAATAAATTGTTCCAACATAGTTGAAACCTTTAATACATCAGTCATAGATGGTTTCTTACCAACTAACTTAAAGTATTCTATTGTTGAATTGATTTGTGCTTGTCTTACAATCAACTCTTGTTTTTTATCATCAGTTATTTTCATATTAGTATTTGTCTGCGAGCATCTCCTCATATGCTTCTCTTTCCATTAACTCTTGGTGGTATTCATTCATAACTCTTTCTTTATACATTTCATATTGGTAATCTTCATCACCATGTAATTGATTGTAATGTTCATCAATCATTTCCTGTAAAGTGTTTTTTGTCTGTCCCATAATTAAAAGATATGAATAGATACAATTATAGTCCAACCACCTGTTTGGTTTTCATAAACATCAGTAATGTTGTTCCTGAATTTCTTTAATTCTTCTTTGGTTAATGTAATCGCTTTGATTACTCGCTTGTGTTTTTTGATGTGTAAGAGTATTATATTTTCCATAACATAAATATAGTATAGTATCTGTATTAGTCAAGTTAGTAGACAAAAAAAATCACCTATTTTTGGTAGGTGATTTATGGAAAAAAAAGGGGGGGATAAACAAATTATATAAAATGGGTAGAAAATAAACAACTGAACCCCCCCAATCTCTTACTATAAGTATAGTATAGTATCTTGGTAATATCAATAATGTTAAATCATTTCTTCAAACTTTTCTGCTATTACATCAGGTAAGTTCTCTTTGATTGCCTTGAGTTCATCAGGGTTGTTATCAATGTGTTTCTTAATTCCTAACGCTTTAATCATTTCCCATTTCAATTTTCCATTTGTAAAATGTACTCTATCATGGGGTATTCCAAACTCATCAGCCAAGTCATAAACTGCCTTTGATGCTGATTGTTGCCTTCTGGTTATAATATGAACCATAACACCACTATCAATGAGTTTCTGTAATAGTTCTCTTCCATTTGGAGTATTTGCTGTATCATCAAAATCTATTGAAACTGGTGTGTCTTCCATAGCAACAGGTTCAACAATTAAATTATCTTCTGCCAATACAATAGGACCTGCTGTTACAACAACCTTACTGGCACAATGTGCGTATGATTCTTTGTAATCAAACCCTTTGGCTTTTTCTTTTGCAATACAATCACCAAGTGCTGTACCTTCTGTTTCAGCCTCACCATAGTTATCTAACTTGCTCCAATATTTGTAATATGAGTTAAATGAGTTTAGACAAAAACCCATTCTATCTTTCATACTTGGATAATCAGCCTTCATCCTTGAATGAGCCGAACATCTTGATAGGTATGTTCCCCTATTCTCTGCTTTCTTTGGTTTCAACACAAAGATTTCTTCACTATTTTTCATATTCTTATTTCCCCATTGACTATTACAAATGGCTGTTGCTTGTTCATGTCCATATTCATCATAGATTGCTTTGATACATCTACTAATATATACCTCATAATTTTCTTTTGGTGATGGACTTGGAATTGGCATTGTTTAGTATTTTAATGTTAAGAAATACAATGTATGGTTTATTTCCCCTAAAATACCATCTCTTTGGTTCAGTAAGTCAGTATCTCTTACAGGGTCAAGTATTGTAGTCAATGAGTATAAAAAGTCCTTAAAATCACTTAAATAGGTTTTTATATCAACAACCGATGGGTCATTAAATCCTATTGAAAAGTCATTATCATATTTGGGTCTACCATATTCTGGTTTACCAATCATAGTTTCTACAAAATCATCAATCAATCCATCAAGGATTTCATATAATTTTCCTAATGCTCTATGTTCAGCATCACCAAATGTAGACCAGTGATTAAATCTAATTTGGGTTTGGCAGTGTATTAAATGTAAAATTATATCTTCTTTCATAATCTTTTTGATTTTAATTTCTTGTTCTCAATCATCAATTCATTAACTGTATCTTCAAGTTTAACCACTTTAATATTTAAGTCATGTATTTCTTTTTTCAAGTCCTCAATAATTGTTTGATAAACACCAATACTCTTGGCTAAATTATCAAGTATGGCATTATCTGTATCAGCCTGTTGTTTTCTTTTTCCAACAAACCAACCAGCAAGTGCCGTTAAAGCGTTTGATATAAGTAGTATTGTAGTTTCACTCATATCTTAACACCCCCATAAACAAGCAAATTCAGGTCCTGAATAATAACCAATACCTGCTCTTCTCATATGTGATGCTACCTCCCAACCATTGTATCTACCATTGGTAAGATGTAGTCCACTAAAATAGTTTTTACCCAAGTGAGGCATCATACCATCATTTGTGTTATAATTGAAACAAAGGGGATACAAGTTTGAGTTCCAAATGATTTGTTCTATCATCCTTGCCTCAAAGAACTGGCTTCTCTCATCAGCCTTTTCAACAAACCACTGCATCTCTTTTAGAGTGATAGATTGTTCTGCTCCATTTACAATACCATTGTTTTTAATTCTACCCCATACAGAAGGTAAACACTCCGCATAAGCCGCCCATAATACAAGGGGTTGAGCAAAGTAATTTAAGAAATTCTCATTTGCCTGACTTAAAGTGTTAGCGGCAATTTGGTCTAACAACTGCTTATAATACCTTCCACCAATAATGTATTCCAACTTTGTTTGTTGAGCCACAGATATAAATGGTAATAGAACCGCACTTGTTACATTCTGGTCTATATCAGTAAAGTTTTTAATCTTTGTCTCACTTACAATGAGAATATTTTGTGGTATTAGTCCGCCCATACTTATGTTAATAATTGAGGTTTAGTTGTATCATCTACTGTTTCTGTCTTATTAACATCAACTGTATCAACAGGGTTTGTGTCAGGAACAGTAACCATTTCAAATTGTTTAATTTCAATTTCTGCTGGTATTCCATCTCTTAATAAAAGTAATTTCTCAAATACTTTTTTAATTTCTTCTTGAATAGGAGCAATAACCAAATGTTGAAAGTGGTCTTGTGCCTCAAGGTGGTCAGGTGTGCCCAATGAACCTGGTGTTTGGATTCCCAAAAGATTCGCCGAGGAGACTTGATGCGAGGTTAGGACTGCCTGTTGAACTGCTGCGTTCATTTCAATCCACATTTTATCACTACCATTTGGAGTAATCTGTGTGATTTCAGGTGCCTCATCTTTTGAGTTAGCAAATGTTAACATCAACTTACCAGGATTGTTAGATGATGAGTATTTGGCTGTTAATGTTTGGAATATCTGTTCTCTTTCATCAGGTGCTGGTATACCAGAGTTTAATGAAACAAATAATGATGGATTAAGTCCATTGATTATATTACTATGCCACCAGTTATATACCTCAACCTCTGTTGCTATTGCTGTTGCTCCACCCCAATAAGTTGGTGTAGCGTAATACTCATTACCAGGTGAGTGAGTTGTGTAATAGAACACTTGTGATGGTTCATCACTTGTAACATCAAATGATGCTATTTTTCTTGGAACAAACTTTTTAGGGTAAGCCCAATCAGAACTAAAATAATAATTCTTAACATGGTCATCCATATCTGCTCTCTCGGCTCTTAATTTTGATGTATCCATTGAATACATTTCAAAACCTAAATCTCTATCTCTCCTCCATACTATATTTGTGGCAAAACCACCATATAAGATAAAATCTAATGTTGCTTTATTCCATAAGTCATAGATACTATCACCTTTGGAATTAGCCATTTGTAATCTTTTATCATCACCACCCTTTAATGAAATTGATTCACCCCTTACTCCATACCACTTACTCATTACACAGGCTCTATGTGTTGGAGAACTATTGTATAATCTAATAAGTTCTTGGGGTGCCATATTCGCTATTCCGTAGAATATCCAAGGCGTTCTTGCGTTTAACTGGATTTGTTCCTCAATAATTGGAACTTGTGCTACGGCGAAATTAAAGACCCTAAAAATATCTTCTTTGTTTTGTTCTTCCATTACTATTAAATATATTTTTTATTACCAATAATCAAAGGTTTATCTTAATCATAAATAACATCAAGTGTTAATGTTCCACCTGAACATAAAGTATTATATGTTGTTGTTGGCATTTCACATCTAATCCTACCATCACCATTATTATAATAAATACCATAGTCAGTCCAACAATAACAATATGATGATGTAGTACAACAACCTGATAATGGGTCTGGTGCTGG